GGTGTTTTTATCCCCATCGGTAGGGGTGTAAGTATTTATCTCAAGGGGGTTTAATTTAGTTTTAGTTTTATCTTCATACCCTTTAACCTGAGAATCTATACTATTCGTTTGAGATACATAAGCAAACTCTGCCATACCTTTTAATCCAGTAGGTTTAACACCTAAGAACTGTCTATCTAATAGAGCGTCCATAAATTCTATTTTCTCTTCTGGCGGTAACATATTGTAAACATCGTAATACGACCTAAAGAAGTTAAACCCTTTTCTTTTTGTTAGTTTCATAATTATCTATAATCTTTATATTTGTCTGATTTTCTACTATTACAGCTTCTACATAGGGTTTGTAAATTTGATATTTTGTTTCCACCTTTTTTATTCACAGCAACAATGTGGTCTATTGATAAATTATCTAAAGAACCACAACAAAGACATTTATAATTATCCCTTTTAAATATAAATTCTCTTATTTTTTTTCTACCTATAAATAACTGAGCGTGCCTTCTTGGTTCTTGATATATTAGCTCTTTTACTTCAAAATATTTATTCAAATAAATGTCATAAATCTTTTTTAATATAGACCAATCATCATAATTAAGTACTTTATCAGCTCTTATTTTAGATAACAAAGATGTAGCTTTACTATGGTTAATTGGTGTTAAATAAGATTTACCATAATACTCATTCCATCCGTATTTAATATTAGATAATTCCTGTAAATAATAATTTTCTTTAGATTTCATACGCAACAAATGATTTTTTATTTTCTGCCATTGTAATCTAGTTTAATGCTTTGTTAATTGCTTCTTCTGATTTAATTAAATACTCGTCCATATACTCCGAACAATGCTCATTGTGTACTTGCCCTATTATATCTTGCAAAGCCTTTAACAACTCTGGTGCTGCTGCTATTAGTTTTGAATTGTCTTCTCTCAAATAAGTGTTGTAAACATACCCTACATTAACACCGTCTTTTTTCAATAAGTACGCCCCATAAACTCCCTTACTGTGGTCGAATGTAATTAACTTTACAGTGCCTTCTATTTCAAATACTGTTTCCTCATCAAACAAATATGCATATGCGCCTATAATGTTTAATTCACCTCTGTTAAAATCTGATGCATTACCGCCATTTACTCTTGTTACTTTTTGTCCCTTTTTAAATTCCTTCATAATATTTAGTTTTTGTGTATTAAAAAACCCTTAACGCTTCGGGAGGTGCAATTCCGTCAGCATTAAAGGTTATATATTTTATTGATTGTTACCTTGTTGCACCACGTAACTGACGCAAATATACGACAATTATTTTAATTTACAGCTTTTTTAAATATAAAATACACTTATTTTCTGTGCCTTTTTTAACATTTACACAAATTTGTCTATTATCTTTATCTTGTTCAAATAATTTGTCCTCTATAATTTTACAGTAATGAAAAACATTTATAGTGTCTAATCTTCTGCCAATAAATTCAAACTCGAAATTAAGAGAATAACCGCCTTTAAAAGTTTCTTTGGTAGCAGAATATACTAACAGTCTTAAAGTGTCTTTAAACTTCTTTTGTGTTGCCCAGTGTTGATTCTTGTACTTGTTAAATGATAGCTTTGTAAGGTTGTTTATTTCAATCTGCATGCCAAATGTATTTATCTAATTGCTCTTCAAACCAATTGTTATTAAATTTTACACCGTTTTTTTGTAAAAAAAGCCTATGTTCAATTAATAAAAAAGCCATCTTGCTTTTTATCTCTCCTAGTTCTACGTGTTTTTCTCTAGTTAATAACATTAGATTTTCTATTCTATTCTCTCTATTTACAATGTGATGTATATCTACACCAGTACTTCCTGTAATTTCGCAAGGCATGAAGTCGGTTTCGTCGTAACCTAGAGCATTCATATAAATTTTAGTGTGTTTTTTCATTATAAAGTATTTATGTCTATTGCTAATCCTTTTTCTATTAATCCGAATACGTCAAAGTGGTTTTTAAATAACTGCTCTTGTATTTCAAATATTATATTAAAATCAATAGACTTATTACTATCATATCTTAAATCGTAATCCCCATCTAATTCTATATTTAAAAAACCTTTATAATGAGAAAAAATACCGTAATCTACTTTGTATTTTTCCTCTATTAATAAGTTGATAGAATGCTTATTAACTTCATCTTCTCCGTATTTAGTGTTTAAATCAGATAAAGGTCTTAGTATTATACAATGATTAGTACTAGGATTCATTAATTCCATAATATTGTGAGTATCTAATTCACCGTAAGTTACTTTTAAATCTAAATACTTATGTGTATATACAACGTCATAAGGTAAATAAGGTGCTAAGTGTTTTAATTCTAGTTTCATAAGTATTCTTTGTTTTTATTAATTTCTTTGTCTATGTTAAATTTATTGGTTTTATACTCTTCTGCGTCTGGTATGTATAAACCATTTTGTGCTGAGTAATTTCTAATCCATTCTACAAACTCGCTACATTCTTTATTATTAAGTTTCTTAGTTTCTTTTAAATGTTTTTCTCCTTTCTTTTCGTAAATCATAAACTTACATCTACGTTTTAAACTTGTCTTAGCTTCTGCTGATGTATATCCAAACTCAATAGCGTATAAGTCAATACAAACGTGTAAGTACTTATTTATACTTAAACTTCTACAAGCTAGTATTCTACGCATTTCTACCTTAAATTTACTTTTAACCATAACTTCATTGTATAGCTTTCCTTTCTTTACATCTTCGGGGTTGTTGTAATCTAGTAGCATTATAGTTTTATTATTTCTTCTCTCAATTCTAATAAGTAAAGAGTGAAATTCTTGTCTTGTCCAAAAAAACTAAACGAAACACCTTCCATCTCATTCACACAAATTAAAGCACATTCTTTTGCTCCAAACTCATTAGCTGACCAATAATTATTCTCATCAATTACATCTTTTTTTAACTTCATTTTATCTACTAACTTCTTTGCTTTTTCTTTTGCTGTCATAATTAATTTATTAAACTGTTAAAATGTTCGATGTCGTCGTCTGTAAACGCTGTGTTATTACTGTGGTGTTCGTAGTACTCATTTTCAACGTGTTTACAAATCATATTGTATTGCTCGTCTGTTATAGTAACTGTTTTATCATCTTTATCATAAACAGATATATACCAATAACTATCCTCTGGTTTTGATATAACATCTAAATAATAAAATTTATTAATTTCACTATAAAGATATACGTATTTATCCTCAAACATAATCTCACTCGATAACATTAACTCTTTTATATCTTTTGTTTCCATTTTCAAATTTATTAAATTTTAGTTAAACTACCTAGTAAATACTCTTTTATTTTACGCAACTGAAAAACACTTTTAACGTCTAGTATCTTATTAATTTCTGTTAACTGCTCAACTACGTCTAATGAGTTTCTATAAAGCAAAATCTTTGGATTACCCCTAAGTAATAACTCTATCTCTTTAACGTATAAAGATACCTCCTTATCGTTTATAGAAAAATATTCTATCTTATCTACGTTGCTCATTATAGTACCGTGCTGTTTTAGGTTAAACATATTTGCTATCGCTTTATATGACAACTTTAATTTTTTACGGATAAAATACTGAGAGATTTGTCTTGGTAACATAACACCTACTTTTCTACACTTTGTTTCTTGCTGTATATCAAAATATTTATTTACTATTCCAATTATACTATTTGCGATTGCTTTATCTAATTGTATTTTATTCATTTTCTAAATATTTATGGTTGTTTTTCATTGCGTAATCATCTTTAATCTTTTTAGCCTTACTAAGATTCTTTACCAACTTTTTAAATATATCATCTTTCTTGTATAGTTGGTTTGTATCTCTTATAATACTATCGGATATTACTTTTATATCTTCTGGAGTTATAACTATTTCAATATCATTAGGATAATTATTAACCCAATCCATCATATATTTATAAATCTCATTAGTTGTCTTAAACGTTATATTAAACGTGTTTATATCTTCTTTAGTCATTATTTAAGTGTTAACTTTAATTCATCTTTTAATACAGTCATTGCTGTTTGTTCCGTTCTAGTTAAAGAAGTGTATACTATTGCTAATTCTTTTAACGTTTTACATTCTTTTAACTTCTCAGATGGTATCTTAATTTCTTCTTCTGGTAAATCTTCACCTGCATAAATATAAAGTCCAAGACCGTGCAAAGCAATTGCTTTTACAGTACATCTTTGTATCGCTTTATTAATATCCATCATATTAACTTTGTCAGATGGTATTGCAGCGTTTTTATAGTCCATTACAGGTAAGTAGTTAATGTGTTCTAAATCCTCAACCGTAACACCTACCTTTACTATTACACCCGCCTTAGAAGCGAAGTATGGCATATTAGTATTTTCATCGTGATAAACTTTAGCAGATGAACTTGGTGAAACTTTTTTTAATTCTGCCCAAGCAAATGCCCAAGACAAATATGTAAACTTTCCTTTCTTTTCTGTTTTACTATTTACATCAATAGCACTTAGTGTTTTGAATACTTCCATCTTATTTAAATTTGTTTGTTAAATTATACATTATCGGTTCGTTAATTACTTGGTCTTTATCATATACAGAAGTAAGAGTTTTAATGTCTCCATTCTTTTTATATGTAATTTGTACTTCGGTGTTTAATTTTGTCATTACGTTATGCTTAAAATTGTTATTGTTAGTAATATTATAGGTATTAGTGTTACGACTATAAACATCGCTATATTCTTAATCGCTTCGTCTAGTTTACTCATAGTGTTTATTTAGATGGTTTAGAACCTTTTAAATATTGTTCAAATGATTGGTCATAAAATACGGTTGATATTCTAGCTGACAAGTCGTAGAGTTTTAATTCTCTTAATTCTTCTAGTAAATTTTTAAATGTTGTTTCTGTCTGGGTGTCGGGTCTTTGTTTTTCCATAATATTGTTTTTAGTTATTTTCGTTAAGCAAATCTACAACCAATAAAACGAACCACCAAATAAATAAGCGACTTTTTAACAATTTAATTATTTTACGTTTTAAATTAGGTCACGTTAATTAATTC